GCTTCAAAACCTATTGCAACATTTTGGTCACCCGTAGTAATCGCAGTACCTGCTTCATCTCCGATAAGCACGTTATTAGTACCACCACTTGCAATGCTGTTACCTGCGTTAGCACCAAAGCGTACGTTAGAGGTTCCTGCTGTTGGGGTAGATAGAGAGCCGTCTGCGGCTATGTTAAAACGATAGACACTATTTGTGTCATCAAAAATACCAAACGCTCCATCATTATTTATAATAGAGTAATCAGAGTTGTGATTTGTGTCTGTTAATTTAATTCTAGGATAATCATAAACAAGCTCTAAATTGCCCCCTAAAGTCACCTTTGAATTAAACGTAGCCGCACCTGCATCAGCCATATCAAGGGTGAGGGCTGTGATGGTAGAGCCACCATCATTGCCTTTAAATAAAAGGTCCTTATCTTGTACCTGCGACTTTAATACTAAATTGCTACTAGAGTTTCCTATGAAACCAATAGTCGTTCCGCCATCTGCAAAAAGAACATCGCCACCATCAGCATCAAGAATAATGTCACCTGATGCATCTAACGTAATATCTCCTGATGCGTTTGTAAGATTAGATGATGATAAAGTACCGCTAACACTTGCATTTACAAAGTTGCCGTCTGCTCCACCTTCTATTCTCTGCCATGCTGTACCATTAAAAAAACAGTAATCACCTACACCCCAGTTTGTAACACCATCCAGGTTAGTTGTACCTGCTACGCTAACAATATAAAACTCGCCTTGCGTACCAGTTCCAGATGATAATGTTGGGCTGTTTGTACTTGCGTTCCAGCTACCATTGAAGTCTAAGCCTGTAAATGTCTCACCATTTAAGATTAAATCACCTTCAATCGTTACATCATTGAATGTGGGATTTCTTCCAAAAACACCGCCATTTTGTTTAATAGTCATAGCATCAACCTACTTTGTTATTTAGCAACCCAACCAGTATTACCTGATCCAGATTCTTTTACGTAAAAACTTGTGTTTGAACCACCGTCTGTTCTTAAAAATATAGAACCTACCGATGCTGTTACTGATCCCTCTGGTGTGCCTGTACCGCTTGATATAAGCGATAATGCAGTAGAACTAACCGTTGCTGCTGGCAAACCATCTGAATCAAATGATAATAATTTATTCACTCTATCTGCCTTTAGGGGCAGTTCCATATCTTTTTTTACACCGCCTACTTCTGGTGTGGGGTCTACATTTTGCAAATGAATGCTTCTCTCAATACCATTCTCATTCTGAATAGCACCTATATACATTTTATCAAAGTCACCATTAACATCTGATGCTAAGAAATCACCGCTATTCTGAAAATCTGTTGTTCTAGTAAGTGGCATAGCTAATACAAGACTTACAATCTGATTTTCTGGAACAACTGGACTAAAGGTAACTGTGCCACCGCCAACTGTCCCTACATCGTTTACAGTGAATCCTGATGTTTTTTTGACACCATTTACATAGACTTCCATGTCAGATGCAGCTAATACACGAAACGAATAAGTAAAATCTGCTTGTCCTCCAGCAGATGCTTGAGCGTCATTTCTTGTAACTAATTGTGATACTGTCATTGTAAAACCCTATATATTTTGCCAATTATACTATTTACTCCGTCCAAAAGCATCAATAGCTTTATCAAACTTTTGTATTGCGACTTTTGCGATTGTACCTTGTCTTTGTTCAAGCTCTTCTATTTGTGCTTCTTTTACTTCTTGTCTTAATATCACACGTTCTTTTATTTCTTCAATTTGTTTTTTTATTTTATTTATTTCTCTTATGCTATTCTTGATTACCTTTGATTGAGATAGCAATACTGCATTGTCATTTTCATATTTTTTAGCAAATGTAGGATCGCGTTCTTTATAAATTTTTAATGATTGCTCTACTCTGTTTAAATCTCTTCCAAATTCAAACAATGTACTTGCCAGTATAGTGCGTTGTCCGATTGGGGTCGGTACGATAAATCTACCGATTATTGGATTTTTTTCAAGAAAACTTGGTTTGTCAGGAACAGGTATACCATTAAATTCTCTTGCTTTATTTATTAAATAATCTGTTCCTGTAATGACATATTGATCTACGCTAGGTATAAAACTGTTTATAAATTTTTCAACTCTTATCGGTGACACTCCAAATTTTTTACCAATTAATTTTGCTGTTTCAGAAGTAGAATTGTAATACTGTAAATCAGGCTCCAAATCTATTAGCCGATCATTAATTAAATCATTATTAAAATAAAAATTGTAATTAGTATGATTTTCAATAATATATTGAAACCATGAAGGAAATACAGATATTGGGCTTTGTATAGGAGATGCAGAAGCATAAAATCCTTGAAGCATTTCATACATTTCTTTACCTTCCGGATATCGCTCTTGATACGCCCACTCCATAAGTTTTTCCGGTACTCTTCCAAACGCATAACCTACAGTATGCGATCTTGGAAGCCTTACCCATTGCTCACCTATTTTGAAAACTGTATGTGTATTTTTAACTGCTTCATTCATTTGCAAGTATTGCTCACGTTCTTCATCAGGTGCGTCATAGAGATAGTATCCAGCTATAAGCATACTAGGCAGAGTTAGATATTGCATTCCTCTAACCATAAATATAAACGGATGTTTATTTGCAAATCTTATATTTTTATCAATACCTTGTACTGCTGCATTAAAAAATGCCGTATGCCTGTTTACAATTCTTCCCCAAGTCCCAGCTCTTGCAAAATCAGTAAAATCTCTAGACTCTCTTGCAGCTTCTAAATGTGACTTTCCAGCAGCTATAGCTTTTTTATATATACCAATTCTTACTGACTCTTCCGCGCCTGTTGAAAAATCGTAAAAAGGCATAAAAGGTTTCTTTAGATATTTAACTAACGGTTTTTCATTGCCTAATAATTCTTTTACAGAATTTTCTAATCCTGTATCTTGAATAGATAAATATGTATTATGTGAAGCACCTGAAGCCATCCATTCGTAATAAAGATCAGGTTTTTTTAAAACAACTAAAATTCCTCTTACAGCATCTACTGGATTAACTCCTACTTCTGTAACAACAGATGCAGCCATAGTATCTTTCGTCCAGTTGGCTCCTGTAAACTGAGGGACAATAGTTGCTGCAGTTCTAAATGTAATAGCAAGTCCTCTTGATATCTTGCTAAATCCCTCTATAGCCGGTGCATCCATAGCTTTTAATGAATCAAATAACGGCTTTGATAATTCATAAAATTCCTTTTGACCATCTCTATAAACTTGTATAGTTGGTTGATTACTGCGTCTTGTAACTTTGCGAATGTTGTTGGGCATTACATCTGCCATATCTGCTATGCTTTTAGCAATTTTATTTCTAGCGGCAATATCAATGATTGTTGTTGTATTTGCTATTATTGAATTAATTGGGTCTTTTATGTCACGAGTTGATCCAGTTAAAGCTTCAAGTAGTGCTTCTCCTGTATTTGAAATAAATAAATCATCTTCAAACTTAGCTGATGTTTGTTCAGCTCTTTCATCAAATACTCGTTTAAATGGTACGTAATTAGGATTGTTAGCAATAATTGTGTCAAAATCTTGTTGATTGAGATTGCCTGAATCTACAAATAAGCTTAGTATGCGTTTTTCAAAATCATATATTTCTCTTGCAGTTGCTTCAAAAAATGTAATACCTTGACCATATTTGTTTTGTAAATCTTGCAGATCAATATTTGCTTCTTCTCTTTGTTGTGGTGTAACTTGCAAGCCTTCTTCAAGATCATTAATTATTCTTTGACTAATTAAAAATTTATTTAAATCTTCTTTTCGTTGTTTTACATTGTTTTCAAACTTTGCAGTCACAATATCAAATGCATCAAGAATTGGTTTTAATCCTACTCCTGTTTCTATAAGATTACCTTCGTCTGAAATAACAAAAGTTTTATGTTCTATCATTGCTCTTACAGTCCCAGAAATACCACCGTAAGCACTCAATAAATTTGTTGGGTCTTCTCCTACTTTAATATTTTTCTTTGCTGAAGCTTCTTTAATTAATTTATCAACTGAATGATAACGATGTACCCATTGTGTATAAAATATATCAAACGAGCTTTGACTATGGTCTAGCAGTCCTTTTTCTGGTGGCATCAATTCGCCATTGTCATTTGGTATATCAACAAAATTTGAATGAATTAACTTTTGATTTACTTCTTCAGGCTTCTTTAGCCCTTCCAGTTCATCAACATAATCTTGAAATGCCTTCATTTCTAAATTAAATGTCACTTCATCAATAGAGTCGCCTTCACTAAATTTATTATCAACAACTATGTCTGTATAAATAGGGGTAGCATTATCGTTTGCTTCTGTTGATTCTCTCCATACACCCATCAAATAATCGTCAAATGCGTCTTGATCCATGTCTTCAATATCAATTATTTGATTTTCTTTTATTTCTAATTCAGCTTGCACGTCTAATTCAAAAACAGGATTATCATTTTCATAAAAAAGCCTAAACACTAAATCAAGTATTTCGCTTTCCCCTAGTGTACGATCTTGTGATGAACCGGCCCTTACGCCTACATCAAACAAATTTCTGCGTTCATTGTATCGTTCAGCTAGATCAGCTAGTGTTTGTGTACCGTTATAAGAAAAAACTCTTTTTAAACCTTTTCCTACTGCAAGAGATTTATTGCTTAATGTTTCTGGATCAATACCATGACTAATTAACTCATTTGTATTTAATGCCCCACCTTCAGCAATAAAATCTTTAAATGTAGTTGTTTGTTTTTTTAATTCTTTTACTTCTTTTTTTAGTTCTCTTAATATTTTTTTCTTTTGTGTCTTCAGTTCTTTGTCTTTTATTTCACCATATTCCTTTACCATAACATCTAAATTTTCATCAAATGTTGTGTTGGTTTCTACAACTAACTCTTGATCAATATAACTTTCTTTTTCTTTGTTATTTAATAGACTTGCAGCATCTTTTGCTGGCTTTTCTATCGCAATAGGTAAATTGTCATCAAATGTATCATCAAGCATTTCTACAATTTCATCTGCTTCTTGCTGCTCTTGTCTTTGCCTTTCAGCTTCCATGCGCTTTCTAGATAAATTAAATACAATATTGCCAGCATTTCCTACTGCACCTACTGTTGCAATTAATCCAGCTTCTACTAAAAATTGATCTGGCGTAGGGATGACATTGTTTTTTAAATCTTCAAAAGTCAATACCTCTCCTGACGCAAAATCTAAATAAGTTCTCATAACATCTGCTAGTCTCTCTTCGCCTAGCTCTTTTATCATGCCGTTATAACCAACTCTTTCAGCTATAGTTTTAAACGTAGCATTAGGCTGTATTGTTTTATAAGCTTGTAATAAACTGTCTTGTAGTCTTGGCGGTAGATTGTTAAATGCAAATCTTGCAGATGATGCTACTCTATTTTTAAGTGGATCAATTAAAAAATATCTTTGCTGGCCGGCTAGCTCTGATGCAGTTTCAATACTTGAATATGCTAGTGATTTTAAAAATGTTGATACAGGTTCATCTTTTGCTCCTGTAAGAACCGCCTTTCCATCTTCAGTTATTTTAAATTGATTTTTAAGAGTAATGTCTCCATATTGAGATGGAGTCAATGAAGTAAAAGGTGTTCTTGTTGCTATATTAGCTGCGCCACCAGCAACAGATGTTTGCAAAGATTTTACTGCTGTCATCTGTGCGCCTGTTTCTAATGCTTGCTCTACTGCTTTTTGGCTCAATTTGCCAAAACCACCTGTTAACCAAAATTCAGTCATAAATTGAGGTAAAGACAACAATCCAGTTTTCATGCCACCACCCCAAGTAAATCCTCTTATAGCCTTTTCAAGCTCTTTATCAATATAATTTTCTAATTTTGTCCTGGCTTCTTCTGTAACTTCTTCACCTTTTGCTATTTTGTTTGCAGTTTGAGCTAAAGGTATTGTGTCAAATATTAATTTTTTAAAACCACCAAACGGTATAACATCTTCAGCAGTAACATAATCATCACCTTCATCCCAAGTAATCGGGTTATCAATAAGTTGATTTATTTTGCTATCTGAAAATCTTTGCTTTGCCATTGCTAAAACTTTAGCTTGATCATCTGCAATATTTTTCTTTACAAAATCTAATTCTTTTTTTCCTAAAATTGACCCTAATGGTCTGTTTACAAGATTAGCGTTGTATGCATTCATTGCATCAACAGTTTGTAACTTATAGGGATCAAGAAATCCAAATGCTGCTATTGCTTGAAATGCAGAATTTTTTTTCTTTATTTGTTTTTGTATTTGTAAATTATCTGGTGTGCGGAATACAACAGGCTCGGTTGTTTCTTCTTCTACAACAGATTCTTCTTCCCCTGAAGACCAATTATATTTTTCTGCAAACAATTTATGGACTCTTGCTCTTTCGTTATTGTCCATTCTAAGATTAGAAAAAATATCTAATTCATCTTTAGTTGGTTGCCTTCCTTTTGACTTTTCAATACTGCTTGTAGCAATATCAATTTTTCTGACAAAATCTTCAATGCCTTTTACTTCTTCTATATATTGTTCATAAATAGCTGTCATAGTTCATCCTTATGACATAAGGAATAAATTTGCAGATGTATTAATTAAATTTAATGCAGCATTTTTCTTTTGTTCTTGTATTTCTTGTGTTCTTTGTATAAAAAATTCTCTTAACCTTTTATTTAATTCCACTGGATCTAAAGCTTTTTCTCCGGCTTTTATACGATCTCTATTTTCTCTTTCAATGTCTAAAGCTTTTTCAAAAAAATATTCTCTTAAAATTGTATTTCTAAGTTCAGGTTGGTTTGGATAAAATTCAATCATAAGGTTATCTAAGTCTTCGTACCTTCTTGCAAAATTAGTAGTTGCTAGTGCGGTCCTTGACCTTGATAATTGTTGAATTTGATTTGCAACAGTTTCAGCACTTTCCGCTGTTAAACGACCATCTGCTTCACCTTGTATAACCATATTATTTACATTATTTAAGCCTTGCAAAAATAATACTGGCTCGCCGTCTAAACCAGTAACAAGATCATGCGCTAGCTGTAGAATTTCGTCTTTAAAATCTTCATCATCAATCGCGGCTATTGCTTTTGATGAATTTAAAAGATTCATAAGAATTGTTTCATTGGCATCTGATAATCCATCATATCTAGCTTGCCTAATACGTTGCACTTTTTCATTGTATGTGAGTTCAGGGTCACTAATCATAGCCCTTAATTCACTTTTTGCATCTAATTGATCTGATTCTAAAGTAATTTCTGCTTCTACATAATCTCTTTTATCTTTTTCTATTGCATTATTTTTGTAAGATTTTAAATCTTTTCTTGCTTTTTCTTTATCTTCTAATGAAAAATTAGCTGTATCAGCATCAAAGCTGTCTTGAAGTTTATTAAATGCTTGTTCTCGTGTCCGTAAATCTAAATCGGGATCAGAATAAACTGCATCTAATTTACCTAAATATTGCAAAGTATTTTTTTTAGCTTCTATTTTTTTTGAATCAGTAATAATTTGGTCTGGTAAAATTATTCCATTTTCAACAAGACCTTTAATGCTTTCCGCAAAATTAACACTTATTTCTTGCTCAGCTTCAGCATCATTACTTTCGTATGCTTGTGTAAGTTCTGTTTGCAAATTATTTAAAAGAACTGCATATGTTGCTTGACCAGCTTCTTTTACTTCTTTATCAATAGTAGCTTGGATTCTTTTTGTTGCAGATTTAAATTTTGTAATATACTCTTTGTTTAATAAAGTTTTTGACGATAAAGAAGAAGTTGAAGTTAATTCTTGTAAAAGAGCTTGTGATTTTTCTGTAAATGACTGCAAATCGTTAGGGTGTTCAGCTTCAAATTTATTAAGCTGTTCATCCAAATATATTTCTTTTGAACTATTATATAGAGTTAAAGCAATTTTATTTGTTGCACTTGCTCCATATCCTTTTGCTTCAGGTAGCTCTCCAAAAGCAACTTCACCTGTTTCTGGATCTGTTTTGATAGCTTCTTCAACTGCCGCTTGTGCTTTTTCTGGTGCTTCTTCTGCTGCTTTAGCTTCACCAAATGCTCTAGCAGTTTGAGCAATACCACCTGCAAGACCTGCAAGT